ACGTTCTTGGAGTCTCCACAAAAGTGGATGTGCTTCTGGCGTTCTTTTGTCTCTACTATCATTAGTTCACCAGATTCAATAGATTTATCTAATTCAACTATCTTATCATTCCAACCCATAGAAATAAGCTGTCTCTTCATCTCTGCTAGTTCTTTTTTTGTTTTTTGTAACATGAGATTTTGTTTCCTTTGTTTCATTGTTAGTTAAGTACCTCCTTTCTACCACATACGCCCATAGGTAAATAATGAGAATGAGTCTCATTAGTATTAGTGTGCGTTTGGGGTTTGGGGAGGTTGTTCATTTGATAGAATTTACAAAGAATCTAGATAATAACAAAGTAATAAAAACAGGTTGACAGCGTGTAAGCGTTATGAGCGTTTTAGTCCAAAAAAGTGCTCGTACTTAAGAGTAATGTACTGCTAAAAATATATATTATGCAAGTGTTATTTTGATCTGTGATAATGAGACTCAATCTCAGTTGAGCTAGGTGCTAATGATAATGAGACCTAATAACAATTGCACTTTTTTCAACCTAATAATGAGACTCAGTATCAATAGGCGAGGGGGGGGTGTCGGGGAGAGAAAGGAAAGCACACAAAGTAGAGTAATTTTACACAATTTAAGAGTGTATATTTCTTTTCTATAGAATATAGGGTATAAGTCTTACATAGGAATAGTCTTATTTGTCCCAAATTCATACCAAATCAGAGGTTTTTTCATTTCTTCTAGTATACATACCAACTTCTTAGTTTTCATACTAAATTGGGCGTTCTACAAGCTCCCATTTTTCATGTATATTACACCAATTGCTTTTATTAACAATAACATTGCTATAGATGTGTTGTTTTCCACTGATATCATTTAGAGTAATTGGATGGTGGCTGCATCCGTTTGTAAAGAACCACACAAAGAAAATTTTTTTCATTTTAAGTTTTTCTTAACCTTTTCTTTTTTTTTAAGTTTAGTATCTGTTGTTTTTGTTTCTACCCAGTCTCCAAATATTTTTGTATAATTTTTTTCATAACGAGTGAAATTATAAACTCTACTTCGATCGCCTTTAACACTCATTATTAAAACCTTTCTTTTTGGATATTATATATAATATCTTTTTTCTTTAGTAGTATATATAATATATATTATATATATATAATATTCTCTTATAGTAACTATATACAATATAAGGACTATATATATAATTGTCAAGTAAAATAATAGTTCTTGTAAAAATAGTGTATACTACTTATATTGAGTGAGTGTATGCGAAATTATAAAAAACAAGATGCACTTAGCTATTGTTGTAACTGGGATGCTGGTAAATGTCTAGGTTGTGATATTCGTAGTAAAGATAATATCTTAATTATGTATATTGATTCTAAGAAAGCTGGAAAGGAATGTACTATTGATAAAGAATGTAATTATTTTAACAGAGTAGTTGTACCAGGAATAATTAAAGAATGAAAAGGAGTCAAATGAGAGAGAAAGAAGTTATAAAGGCGATAGAAACATCGTATCCAGAGATGATGAAGAGGTTCAGCAAGATAACAGATGAACAATATAAGTTATTCTGCAGAAAGCAATATGACTATGGTAGCGGCAATATTACACTTGGTGGAGATTTAGACAAAGAAGACGATAGAATGCTAGCCTTGATTGCTTTGGTTATTAGAATGAACGATAAAGTAAATCGCTTAAAGAATATTCTTGTAAAGCATAGAGGTAAGAACGCTGTTACTGATGAAACTTATCTAGATGCATTCAAGGATTTATCTATCTATGGTGTGATAGCTCAATTAGTATCTGAAAAAATCTGGGGTAAATAATGATATTACTTAAATTAATAGAATCTTATATTTTAAAGTTTGCTTTTTTCTTAGTTAAATTGGGAGATAAACGATGAAATGGTCAGCAGAGGAAACAAGTATAGTCAGGCAGTATGAGAACACTAGTAAAAAAGCTTCTGATATTTATCAGCAGCTATTTGCAAGTGGTTATGATCGTACCTTGAAAGCAGTTCGAAGAAAAATTGAGTCAATGCATTTAGGTAAGCCTTATAAAAACCTTGATATCAGTAAACTACCGAAGATACTCATGTTGGATATTGAGACAACCCCTATACCAGTGTGGGCTTGGAGCTTAGGAAAGCAGTATGTCCAGACTCACAGCATGATGAAAGATAGCAATGGAAAGATTATAGACTGGTATGTCTTGAGTTGGTCGGCTAAATGGCTTTATGACGATGAAGTATTAAGTGATGTCCTAACATCAAAAGAAGCAATAGATAGAAATGACAAGAGAGTATTAGAATCTGCTTGGAAACTTCTTGATGAAGCTGATATAATTATTGCTCATAATGGAGATAAGTTTGATTTAAGAAAAATAAAAGCTAGATTCCTTTCAAATGGTATTATGCCTCCAATGCCTTATAAAACTATAGATACATTGAAGGTTGCAAGGAAAGAGTTTGCGTTAACCTCTAACAAACAAGATTATATTACTAGATTGTTAGGTGTTCAAAAAAAGCTAGATACAGATTTTCAATTATGGGTTGATTGTATGAATGGAGATACGGAAGCTTTAAAGAAAATGGAAGAATATAATAAGCATGATGTTCTAGGGTTAGAGCAGATGTACTTAAAGCTTAGACCTTACATATCTGGACATCCTAATATAGCAGTAATGATGGAAGAAAATGTATGTTCTTCCTGTGGTAGTGACTCATTAAATAGCGTTGGAAAGTATTATTATACTGGTTCAAGTAGATATGAGTTATATTACTGTAGTGGTTGTATGTCTCCTCATATTAGAGGTAAAAACAATGTATCTGAAAAAAATATATTTATAAGGTCAACTGCTAAGTAATCTTGACTTTATGTGTAAAACAGCTTATATTGAATATTAAATGATTACCCGAAAGATAAATAAGGTAAATCATCCTATCTATGAGAATGTTAAAGAATTCCAGAGGTACAATCCTGAGGTTGATGTTGTCAGCAATTGGAGGAAAGGCACCGAGGGTAGCTGGGTAGTTTCAGACGATAGACAAGTTTGTCAGGTTTTGAAACGCGGGGAGTTGCGAGCGTCTGCTTCTAATAAAGTAATTAGAAATTATATCAGGATACCTCTGGGAACTTTTGTTTGTGATGAAAAAGTTAAGATAGAAGGAGAGCCTAGGAAGAATCTTTATTCATTTGGCTTGGCTAATAAAAGTGCTTATAGGCACAAGATTGAGAAAAAAGAAACAACTCAAAGAGAGTTTTTGTTTGCTCAATTTGTGGCTAAAGGCGAAAACATAGTAGATGCTTTTTTAAAAGCTTATCCTACAAATAATCGTCGTTATGCGGAAGGTCAAGCTAAAATTTTATTAAAAGCAAAGAGGGTACAAAAATTGATTAGAGATGAAATAGACAAAGTTCTTGTAGATGCTGATATCACTCCTTTGTATCTTTTAGAGCAAATGAGAAGTATTGTAGATAGCGGTGATTCTCAAGACAGAGATAAAATTCAAGCAATAAAAACCTTAATGCAGATTAGCGGAATGATGGATACTGAAAAGAGAACTGAATCCGTTGCTGTATTCCAAGGATTTACAAAGGAGCAATTAGATGCGATCGGGTCAGGCGAAGTCAAACAGCTTGCAGCGGCTGAAAAAGAAGTTGAACTCTAAACGTTGTGACCTTTGTGGGTCAAAATTATTTCCTAAAGCTTTTATAATACAAAACTTAGACAGTGACAATATCTACGTAGAATGCGTAAACTGCCTTACTGTTTATGACGAAAAGTTAGAAATAGATAGTGTCGGTTTACCAGATATACATGGAGTGAGTTAATGAAAAAAGTCAATTTTAATTTAGAAATAGAAGTTCATAAAGATTTAAAAAATGAAATTCTTAAAGAATATATTTCTAGTTATCTTATAAATCAACAAGCATTTGATGATTTTAGATTAAACATTATTGGAGGAAAAACCTATCCTAAAAATTTTGAGATAGGTTGTGTAAAGTTTGATTTAAAAAATGATAAGATAACTGAGATAAGACCTTTAAAGAAAAAAGCTAAAAAGAAAGCTAAGAAATGAAATTAGCTGTATATGGAACATTAAGAAGTGGAAATAAAAATACAGGTATATTAGAAAACTCCTCATTAGTTTTTCCAGGGCATCATACTTTTCCAGCAGTTATTCAAAATAATAATGGTTCTGGAACTGTAGTAGAAGTCCATGATGTAGATAAAGAAGATTTAGCAAGGTATGATATCTATGAAGGCATTAAATCTGGACTTTATAGAAGAGTAAAGGCTGATGTCAAAATGGATAATGGAGATATAGAAAATGCCTGGGTGTATGTTGCTGGAGATGAATTAATGCAAAGAAGTAATTCTTTTAAGGTTATTCAAAGCGGAGATTGGTACAATAGAAAATTTTAACATAGTATCTAGTAATCTTTCTGAAAAAGAAAGAGTCTTAAATATGGTATCAAAAGACTTAGTTGCTTTTGGACAACTGTTTTTACCTGAAGACTTTATGAAAAGTTCTCCAGCTCCATTTCATTATGAAGTTGGAAGTAAGTTATTAACTAGAAGTTTAAGAAAGCTATGTATAGTTCTTCCTAGAGGTCATTCTAAGTCTACAATGGCTAAAGCAGCTTTACTCCATAGAATATATTTTAATCCTAAAGGGAAAAAAGAGTTTGCAGCTTGGGTTTCTGAAGAACAAGGTCAGGCAGTAGATCATTTAAGATATATAAAAAATCATATTGAATATAATAATGCATTAAATTATTATTTTGGAGATATGATGGGAGGAAAGTGGACAGAAAAAGAGATAACTACTAGTCGTGGAGACAGGTTAATCGCTAAAGGAACGAGCCAAAGATTAAGAGGTAGGTCTGAATTAGGTACTAGATATACAAATATTATACTTGATGACTTTGAATCTGAATTAAATACTAAGACTCCAGACAGAAGAAGAGAGATTAAAGAATGGTTGATGTCTACAGTTTATCCTTCTCTTGAAGAGTCAAAAGGAAATGAAGGTTCTATCTGGTTGATTGGTACTATTGTTCACTATGATTCTGCTTTACAAGCTATCTATGATGGGTATTTAGAAGCTAAAGCTAAAAATGAAGAGTACACATGGGATGTTATTTTTCATAGAGTATTAGAGGATGGTAAGCCATTATGGGAATCTTATTTTAATAAGAAAAAGATTAACCAGATAAGAAAAGATTATGAGAATGTAGGACAATTACACAAGTTCGCTCAAGAGTACATGAATGATGCTAGAGACCTAGCAACTGCTAAATTTAAAATTGATAAATTNCAACATCATGACTATGAATTTGTATCAAGTAATAATCAAGCTTATATAAGAGATGGTGAAAAAGTTATTCCAGTAAATGTTTATTTTGGTGTTGACNTAGCTTACGAATCTAATGCTCACAATGACTTTCAAGTTATAATGGTAACGGCTGTAGATAGTGAAAAGAATTTTTATATATTAGATTATTATCATGAGCATCTTCCTTTATATGAAATGCCTCAAAAAATATTTGAATACGCAAAAAAGTATTCACCAGTTAGAAGAGTTAACATTGAGCACGTTGGAGCGCAGGGTATTATAAAAGATGCTGTTAATAAAATGGGTGGATTTGATAGGAAGATGGCTCCAGGCATTGCAAGAGGTGTAAGACCTCCATCTGGAATTAAAAAAGAAGATAGATTAGAATCTGGGTTATGTCCTATTGTTAATAGAGGAAAACTGTTTCATAGAAAAATACATCAAGAAATAGTTGATGAAATGTTTCATTTTCCAAAAGGAAAGAACGATGACTTGCTTGATGGGCTTTGGTATTCAATAATCAATGCAAGATCTCCTCTTAGTAAAAGCTTTAATTCTGATAAATTTGAGGCTGAAAAGTCAGATAAACGTAAAGAATCAAAAAAATCTATTATAAGAAGTTGGATTACTGGACAAAGAAGCTAAAAGTACTTGACAAATAACACAATATGTGTTATATTATATATATAGATACCAAGGAGTCGCAAAATTAACTACGTAGAAACTTTTGCCGAGCACGAAGATGCTCAGGCTAACAGAGAATTATGGAGAAGATGGAGAGATGCCAGGGCTAACTGGGAAGTAGAATCTAGAGATGCTATTGATTTTGTCTTAGGTAATCACTATTCTACTGAAGAATCAGAAATGCTTCAATCAGTTGGTCAAGGTGATTTTATTATAGATAGAGTTTATGCTGCTGTAGATAAACTTAAGTCCCTACTAACATCTAGGAATCCGAAGTTTTCTGCTGTTGCAAGAGAGGACTCTGATTATAAATTAGCCAATGTATGGCGTACTATATTAGAGTATGTATGGGATATCTCTGATTGCAATACTCATTTTAAACAAGTAGTACATGATTATTCTGTTGCAGGAGTTGGTTACTTTTATGTTTATGTAGACCCAGAATCAGATTATGGAAGAGGCGATGTTAAGGTTACAGGGATAAATCCTTTTCGTGTTTATATAGACCCAGCTTCAAGAGATAGATACAATGCAGACTCCGCTTCTATGATACTGTCTACTATCTTAACTAAGGAGCAACTCCTTGGATTATACCCACAACTTGAAGAAATAGTAGATAACATAGATAGCTCCACAGATGAAGAAGATTATCCAGCCTCAAAGAAAAAAAATTCCTCTTCTTCTTTTACGCCTGATGTGGTTAAAGATTATGATCGCGGTGGCTACCAAAAATACAGGATTCTGGAGAGGTTTGAAAAAATTAAAGTTCCTTATTATAGATTATTTAACAAGGAAACTCAAGAAGAGAAAATAATAGATTTAGAGTCATTTCAAAAAATTCTATCTGAAAACTCTCATTTGATAGAATCGGGACTGGTAGAAGCAGTTGAAGTTCTACAGACACGCGTGCGACAAGTTGCTACTGTAGGGCAGATTCTATTATATGAGCAAGTGCTCAACACTGATGTATATCCTATTGTACCAGTCCCAAACATTTGGACTAATACTCCATATCCTAAATCAGATGTAAGTAAAGTAAAAGACTCTCAAAGATTAATTAATAAATTATTTTCTCTTACATTAAGTCATGCACAAGCCTCAGCTGGTCTAAAACTATTAGTTCCAGAAGGTAGTGTAGATGATGTAGGGCAGTTAGAAAGAGATTGGGCTAATCCAAATGCGGTTATTGAATATAATCCTGAGTTTGGTGAGCCACATTTTCCAGCACCTCAGCCATTAGCATCAGAGTTCTATGGTTTAATTTCTAGAGTAGAGCATTATATAGATTTAAATTTTGGAATATCAGAATTAATGCAAGGATTTAGGTCTGGAACTCCAGATACAGCTAGAGGAACGTATATGCTCCAGGAGATGGGAGAAACGAGAGGGCGTTCTAAACTCAAAGATATAGAGGGAAGCCTTGATGTTCTTGGAAAAGTAGTATATAACTTTTGTAAAGGACATTACGGATTTAAAAAGACTTTTAGGATTGTGCAACCAAACAATGACATAACTGAATTTACCGTTAACAATAGAATGTATGACGATAAATCTAAAGAGTTAATGTCTATTGAGAATGATATTTCTCTTGGTCAGCACGATATTAGAATAATATCAGGTTCAACGCTACCATCTAATAAGATGGCTGAGTACAATATGTATTTAGATGCTTATAAGTTGGGCTTGGTAGACGATGTCGAGGTTTTAAAGAAAACAGAAATCTATGACAAAGAAGGTGTCTTGCAACGGAAAGGTGCTATGAGTCAGATGCAAGGTTATATTCAACAGCTTGAAGAACAGGTTAAGAAACTAAGTGGTGATTTGCAAACTTCAGAACGTGAAGCAGTAAATGCTAAAAAGCAAACTATCACTCAGAAATTCAAGACTGGACTAGATTCAGTTCTTGGTGATATAAAAGATAAAGAAAGAAAAAATCTGAATAAGCTAGAGAATGTAATTGATAAAGCTGATTTGCAGGCTAAGTATGGTCAACAGCAAAGACAAGGCGTACAGGGTGCCGAAGAAGGCGTTGAAGGTTAACAAATAGAGTCAAGCTTTACCCTAAGGGATATCTATTGGTATCGCCCAATTTAAGAGTAAAGAGATTCGGAAAGAATAAATGGAAAACCAGAAAACAGAACCGATAGGAAAAACTTACGAGGATAAGTTAGTTGAAGAGCGTGAAGGAATTGATATATCAATGCCAGACGTAGAAGTAGTTAGTAAAGAATATCCAGCAGGCGAAGAACTAGAAGCTCAAGGCGAAGGTCTTGATAGGTCTCCTAGTGTTATTAGCGCTGAAGGTAATGAAGAGAATATTGATTATGGTACTGATTGGGAAAATGAAACTAAAAAATTCCAATCTATGTATGATAGACAAAAAGCTGAGTACGATTCTTTACAATCTCAAGTTCAACAAATGGAACCCCTAAAACAATTGCAAAATGTTTTAGAATCTAGACCTGACATAGTTCAAACTATACAGGAAAGATTACAAGGAAAACCTATTAAAAGCAATGAAACTATTCAACCTGATAATCAAGTTGATGAAGCTTCATTTGACCCATGGGAAGCCTATTACAAAACCGACTCTCCCTCGTTTAAATTACGAGAAGAGAAGGAAACGGCTTTGGTTAATAAAGCAGTCACCGAACAGATGGCTGGTATCCAAAGTCAAGTTGCTATGCAAAATTTAAAAGGCGAGTTAAAGTCTAAGTATGGTATGGAAAATGATAGTGAAGTAAATGAATTTATTGATTTTGCAATGACTCCTAGAGATCAATTGCCTGTCGACTTTCTAATTAATGTTTATCGACAGTTTTACAATAAAGGCGTTAACGCTCCTTCATCTGAAAATATACAAGCTGTGACTAATACTCAAGCTATGCCAAAGTCAGCTGGCGTTTTACAAGGCGGTGAGCCTAGCGTAAAAAGTGAAGTTGATGTTTCTTGGGATAGGATTTTAAAAGCTGGCAACGCAGGAAGATTACTTTAAAATAAAAAAATAACGGAGGTTATTAAAAATGGCTATTACACAGGGAACTAAACTCTCTAGTAATATTACGGCTGCAGCAACTAGTGCACGCCAGGTCAAGCTCCTGATAGAAGACGGTTATACGATTTTAGTGATCGAGTTGCTGAATTGGCTCCCGAAGAATCACCATTCTTCGTATACTTGTCTCAGGTTGCAAAAAACCCTACAGATGATTCTGTCTTTCGTTTCTTAGAAAATCGTTCTAAGATTGATTGGACTAGTCGTAATTTTAAAATTGATGGTACAGTTAACGGTAGCAGTGCAGTAACAGCTGGAAGCTCTTATGCTTTTACAGTTGATGCTGATGGTGCGGCTGTTGATTGGTTAATAAAAGGAATGGTCTTTGCAGTAAACACAACTACTGGCGCTGAAGCATCTGGATATGCTCAAACTCTAGTAAGAGTTGAAAGTGCAGTTACAGCTAACACTAGCGACAGTTCATTTACTGGTAAGATTGTTGACGTTTCAAATGCAAACACAACTGGTTATAACATAATTTCAAACGATGACAACTGCCAAGTAATTGGTACTGCATTTGCTGAAGGATCTGCTTCTCCAGACGTTTGGTCAGGTGAAATTGAGGATGACTATGGTTATACTCAGATTTTTAAAACTGCTTGTGAACTTTCTAACACAGCAATTGCAACTCGCTATCGCGGTTATGCAAACGAGTTTGAACGCATTTGGGCGACTAAACTTCGTGAGCATAAAGTTGATATTGAGCGTGCAATGTTGTTTGGACAAAAAGCAAGAGTTGGTGGTGTTCAATACACAGAAGGTCTAGTTGGGCATATTGTAAAGAATGCACAGCCACAGACTACAGATACAACTGCTTTATCTTATACAAGCGGTGCACCTTATTATCGTAGTGTTACTCAAGGTGGGTTAACTTATGATCGTCTACTTGGCGATTTAGAAGTTATTTTTGACCCAGCTCGTGGTGGCTCAGGCGACAGATTGGTGCTTGCCTCTCTTCCAGTTATAACATTTTTTAACAAATTAGGTGATGGTGCTTTCATGGATGCTTCTATGGGTAGTCAGTCTAATATGGTTAATCGTTATAACTTTCAAGAAAGAGATGGCGCTTTTGGTCATAAGATTATGACTATTGATACCGTTCACGGTACAATGCACTTAGTTAAGGAACCATTATTCAGAGGTCAGGCTTCTGGGTTTATGCTAATGGCTGATATGAGCAAATGCCAATATCGTCCACTAGTTGGAAATGGTTTGAATCGTGATACTCATATTATCTCTAACGTACAAAATTCTGATGAAGATTTACGTAAGGATATGATTGTTACTGAGGCTGGTCTTGAAATAACACTTCCAGAGTGCCATGCACTTTATGAAGTAGAAGCAGCGTAAGGAGGTATGAAATATGTTAAATAGTAGAATAAATCCAAACAGTGGAGATTACTTAAAAGATAACACAGGTTCGTACCTATGTAAATGGAACTATACGACTTGTGCTCCTCCAGTTGTCCCTTATGCGGGACTAGGAGATGGTAATGGAATCTTAGCCGCTGGTCAAGCACTTGGAATAATATTCCCAGGTGAAGATGGCGAGCAATATCCAAGTACAATGCACATTGTTACAGCAACTACAACTACAGTTATGATTCCAATGATAGAAGGGGCTATTCCTTTGACTGATGCTGGAGATACGGCTGTAGGTTTAAATGTTCAATTAGATGGTGAATCTACAGACAATTCTGGGTTCCAATGGTCTCCAGGTAACGGTGTTAAAGGTAGCAACGCAAATAAATTTGTTGCTGGTACTCACACTGGTCATATTGATGTTACGTTTTGGACTTCAGATTGGTCTGACTACGATTGTGTTGCAATTGGTTTCAGAAAAGAAGAGGCTTTACAAGCTGGGCATAATGCTATATTAGCAACTGGCGCAGCTGGTGATGGTGTTTATACTGATTTTGCAGCTTTTGGTGCATTAACAGATACAGATATCAGAACTATGACAGATCTTAATAATTCTGGAACAAGTGTTGCTACTGATACTACTGAAGATCCAGTAGACAGTGATAACCTTAGGTTAAGAGTTAAGTTAAATGCTGACAGCACTGTTAGTTACAGTTTTGTTGTTAACGCAGAAGCTGGTGCAGGAACTATGGCTGAACCAGGTACTGTAGCCGCGTTTACTTTTGATTCTGGGGATACATTAATCCCTTATATCGCTGTATTCAAAGCAGGTGCTGTTGATGTTGAGATGATAATTAAAGATATTGAAATCTTTAGATCTCCTAGCATTGACTTCGCAACTCAAGGATAATCTGAATAAATAAAGATAAACAGACTTGGATTCTGTGGGGCTATTCTAAAAAAGTTTAGCCCCGAATATCCTAAAAATTTTAAAACGAAGGGAAAACACATGGCTTCTTATGGAACTGTAAAAGTAAAAGTAATGATACACGACGCTGAACCAAATATAGAAACTGCTGCTGTTGGCACAATGGCAAGAGATATTAAGGATCATATAGATACTTTAGATTCAACGAACAACGAAGTTTTATCAATTACTCATACAACTCTTAGAGGTGATAGAGTATTAACTGTAATTACTGGTGGTACCTAATGCCTAAGTGTCAGCATTGTAAAAAGTCTAATAAAGAAAATTGGTTTTATTGTAGAGGTTGTGGAGAAAGAGCATCTGCTCCAAAATTCACAGTAAACTCTTGGATGAGAAGTAAGATTGCAAAAAGAACCGATATGGAGTTTGGTACTATGGATATGAAAAGTAGTATAGAAAGGTTTAGCAATGGGTAAGTTTGGTAAAGGATTAAAAACTGTTTCTAGTCGTACAATGACTGGAGGAAAGGGAAATTCAAATGATGTACAAAAAGCCAATGGCAAAGAAAAAGAAAAAGAAAAAAGTTACAAAGAAAAAAGGTAAGAAGAAGTAATTAAATGGCAAATTTT